CATTGAAGCTATTGAAAAAGGATTGAACAACGACTCTCTTTCAGCAGATAAAAAATTCAGATTGGGATATACACAACAGGCGTTGGACGGATATAAGTCTGCTTTACAAGAACTTCTTGGAAATAATAACGACTAATAATAAAAGAGAGCAAATGAGCAAAGTAACAGAACTAACAAAAGAGCTTCAAAGAGTGATGTATTCCACTACATACTCTTTTGAGATAGATACCGAAGATGTCGTTTTCGGTTTCAAAAACACCATAAGAAAGCGTACCAAAAATCTAGCGAAAGCTTTTAAGTTGGAGCAAAAGGTGACAAAAGACTGTGGATGTTTCCTGTCCAATACGGTTAGAATCGTATCTGTAAGAATATACAAGAACGGTGAGTTGAAAAAAGAACTTCATGCTAAAGAAATAACAGCATCATATAATGGATAAAATATAGAGCGATGATAACAATAGTAAAAGTGTATTTAAAAGACAAACAAGGCAATGAAGACTGGTTTGTCACCCCTATCAACCTATCAGAGCAAGAAGCTCACAAGTACTATCTCGGTAACATCTTCAATATGGGGTGCGAAACAGATCACATGATGAAATGTTACAAGGTTGAAACAATAAAATCATCAAATTAAATAAATTTATGACTAAAAGTGACGTTTTTTACGCCATATTTTATATCTTTACACCATAAAAATAAAAAAAAAGAGCAATGAAAATTTACACAAGTTATTTCGGAAATAGCCGAAAATTGAAAGAAGCTGGAATTAAAATTATTTGCGTAGCCATTGGTAAGCCTAGATTTATGGTTAACGTTCCTCAAATGTTGAATGTTTGTCCTACCCGCTATATGGTAAGTGGACCTTGTTCTCATGATGAGTATCTTAAGCTTTACGACAGGATTCTTGCGAGTCAAGATGCTAATAAGGTAATCGAACAAATTGAATCATTAAGTGAAGGCAAAGATGTCGCTCTCTGCTGTTACGAAAAACCGGGTGATTTTTGCCATCGTCATATTTTGGCAAAGTGGCTTACTGAAAATACTGGCATTGAAATAACAGAGTTCGGAGTAGTTGAGAAAAAGGAACCTAAATACGAACAAGCAAATTTATTTTGAGTATGAGAAGGATTAAGTTTAGAGGGAAGCGCATTGATGGTAAGGGATGGATAAGAAATTCTTATACGCTTATTCAAGATGGAGATGGAACTTGGTTGCACGATAATGACGTTGAAAAAATAGACGAAAATACTCTTGGGCGGTTCACCGGCTTGTGTGATAAGAGCGGGAAAGAAATATATGAAGGTGACATTGTTAAAGGTTTTTGTTATGAGGATTTTTACACAGGAATTAAAGGTAATGTAAATGCCGTTGTAAGGTGGATTGATATTTATGCTGGATTTATGTTTGATGTTGGTGCGCGGTGTTTCCATGATATGCGTGATGCTCGAAAAATAGAAATAATCGGCAATATATTTGACAATCCCGAATTATTAGCCACCCATCAATAGCGTTTGGTGGGATGCTGTCAGATTTGCCAAGCAAGCGGTGGTTTGACAGCATAGGCATTTGCGGAAATAGCTCATCGGTAGAGCGTTGGCATTCCAGCCAAAGAGTGGGGTTCGATTCCCTGTTTCCGCTCAACCCTTATAGTAGCGATAAGCAGAAGCAAGAACATAAAAGCTTGTGCAGTTTACGGGGTGATGGGAATTGCCATCTGACACGACTGTAAAGAAGCCGAATAGATTGCATAAGTGTTCTTGTGAGTGGCTTATAGATGATTGAATTTTGTGTTAAGTACCTGCCGAGCGTATTTTTGGCAGGCTTAACGCAAAATGTATATGAAGTTATATACACCCTAAAGATATGTTTACAGGAACGACACCACCGGAAGTTAAACTGCTCCTTCAGGATTTGATGAAAGGAGTAAAAGGCAAAGATGTTTTTATCGGATGTTCAGGAAACTACACCACCGATAAAATCATGTCAGCTATGGGATACACAGTACATTCTAATGATGTAAGTTTATATTCCAAACTAATTTCTGATCTATTACTTGATACAAATACTGATATTGAAGTTGTGAATCCTGAATTACGTATGGTCTTTGACACATGGGATGACACTAAATACAAAAAACTTATTCAAGTAATGTTTGCAATGAGAGTATCAAACTTTCACCAAAGGAAAAACGATTACCAAGAAGAAATGTTTAACGCTTTTATTGAGCAATCAAAAGTTTATTATCATAATACTATATCTAAGATTGAAAAAGGCGCACTTAATTTTAATATTAAAAGTTTCTTCTATGGTGATTTTTTTGACTTCCTAAAAAGTAAAAAAGGTAAAGGTGTTGGTATAAGCTTTCCTCCTACGTATAAAGGAGGGTATGAGAAGATGTTTAGCTATGTCGAAGAAAGCTTTAATTATATGCACGCTACTTATAACGTCTTTGATCCAAAAGAGGGCGGAAGTATATTCAAGACTCTTCTTGAGAATGATGAAAACATCATCTATTCTGATAGATATTTCAAGGAGATAGACAACTTCCTTGTTGGCAAAATAAACTTGGGGCTAGGCAAGAATCCTATATACACTTACTCTAGCCTAAATCAAAATAAGAATTATTACATCGAACGCGATAAAAATGTAAATCCATCATGTATTCACATTTTACCTATAGATTATGAATTTACAGATATTACTACACTATCTGTAAAATTATGTTCAGTTAGTGATGTGAATTATTATAAAGCGTTTTACATGGCAAACAAGGTTAATTATACAACTGGTGGAGATTTAGGTATGGTATTTATGGCTGACGGTAAAGCGTTTGGATTTACTTCTTTCAGCAAACAGTTATCTACACTTGAAAAGATATTTATGCAGAGTGATTTTGTTGTAAACTCAAATACACAGAGGCTTAGTAAATTACTGATTATGCTTACTAAGTCCCACGATGTGAGGATGCTCATTGCAAGAAAAATGGGTCACTATTATGAAGGGATTAAGACGACTGTGTATACATCTTCACCAGTAAGTATGAAATACCGCAGTGTATTCAATCTTGACAGGAGAGATGAAGGCAAACTAATGTATTCTGCTAATTTTTTAGATGATTCATTAAAAGATTTATATAAATTATGGTTGAAAAAATACAAGAAGTGAAAGATGTTCATCTTATTCAAGAGAAATTGGGGGATGTAAACAAATTGATTGCTCCGTATAAGTTAGCATATGTAAGCCCTATAGATGATTGCGTTCCATTGGAGAAGAATGCTCACTATATGGAAAAATCCACACTGGATAGACTAACTGCAAATGTGGCTGAAGACGGTTTTTTATCTCAGCTTCCATTCGCGATGAAACGAGATGATGGGAAATATCTTATTTTGTCGGGAAATCATCGTTTAAAAGCTGCTATTAAAGCTAAACTGGAATATATTCTAATCTTGTATATTGAAGAGGTTGATAAAGACAAACAGATTGCCTATGTGCTTAGTCATAATGCTTTAGTAGGAAAAGATGATGCCCAAATGCTTAAGGAAATTTATAGTGAGATGCGCACTATTGAAGCAAGAGAGTTTTCTGGTCTTAACGGTATTCAATTTATTGATACAGATAAGATTCCTACCGTTTCTATTAATGACGGGGATATAGAGCTTACGGAAATGAAGTTCTTGTTTACAGAAAGTAGGAGTAATGATGTCAAAGCTGTTCTATCTGAACTTGAAAAACAGAAAATATCTGCAAATAGTTCGATAGTTGTAGGTTCTTATGAAGAATTTATAAAGGTAGCTACAGAAGTAAAGAAGAAGTTTAATATAAAGAGCAATACTGTTGCTTTTGCTCGTATGGTTGATATCTGCAAAGCTTATTTGCAAGAAATAAAAGACAAGGAGGTGTAATATGGCAGGTAGAGGTAGACCCAAATTAGGAATGTCCCTTTATGATAAATATATAAAAGGTAAAGAGGATATTATTATAGCAGACTGTAGGAATGGAGCTGATAACAAAGGTTTATGTGTACGTCTTGGAATAGGACTTACGACATTTAAAAGTATATTAAAAAAACATCCTGAAGTTGTAGACTTATTGAGAGAAGGTAAGGAAGAAGCTGACATGAAAGTAGAGAGTGCTCTATATAAAAGAGCCATTGGCTATGATATCGAGGAAACTACGACTGAGGTGAAAATAGGAGAGGATGGATCTGGTCAAACGACTGTGGTGAAAAAAACGAAAAAACATATTGCGGGAGATACAACAGCACAAATATTTTGGTTAAAAAATCGTAGACCAAATGAATGGAAAGATAAACAAGAGGTAAATGCTACTAATGATGATTGGGTAGATGCTTTAAAATTATTAACCAATTCATATAAGAATGGGAACAAATGATGAAAGAAAGAAACTCATAAGTGAAATTATAGCGTATTGGTCGAAGGATTGGAATAAATTTGTCCGTGATGCCTTATGCGCAAGATTAGACCATGATCAGCAATCTATTATTGAGTCTGTTCAACATAACCCTATGACTGCTGTCGCAAGTGGAACTTCTCGTGGAAAAGATTTTGTGGCGGCCTGTGCTTCGTTGTGTTTTATGTATCTTACGCCTAGATTTAATGAAAGAGGTATACTTGTTGGAAATACTAAGGTGGCCATGACAGCACCAACAGGGAGACAAGTAAAAAATATTATGACTCCTGAAATCAGAAGGTTGATTCGTGCGGCAAGGACAAAATTTCCTTTTTGTTGTCCGGGCAGATTGGTTGCAGATGATATAAGAACGGATTATGAAGAATGGTTTTTAACAGGATTTAAAGCGGATGACAATGCAACTGAATCATGGTCTGGATTTCATGCGGCAAATACCATGTTTGTTATCACGGAGGCATCAGGTATATCCGAAATTGTTTATAATGCAATAGAAGGTAACTTGCAGGGAAATTCTCGGATGCTCATAGTATTCAACCCTAACGTGACCACAGGATATGCTGCACGTGCCATGAAGTCTGACCGTTTTGCAAAATTCAGACTTAGCTCTCTAAATGCAGAAAATGTAGTAAAGAAGCAAATTGTAATACCCGGTCAAGTGGATTATGAATGGGTTAAGGACAAAGTGATAAATTGGTGCTCACCTATCCAGCAAGCGGACTTCAACGAAGGTGAAGGCGATTTCAATTGGGAAGGTAAGCTATACCGACCTAACGATTTGTTTCGCGTCAAGGTACTTGGTATGTTTCCTAAAGTGTCGGAAGATGTTCTCATCCCTTATGAATGGATAGAAATAGCAAACAGGAATTGGCAGGAGTTACAGGAAAATGGTTTTATCCCAGCCAAATCTTGTAAGTTAGGTGTTGACGTTGCTGGTATGGGACGCGATAACAGTGTGCTTTGTCCGCGATACGGTAACTACGTTTCTCAATTTGAAGTTCATCAATCTGCCGGGCGTGCGGATCACATGCACGTGGTAGGTATGATGATTCCCTATCTAAAGAAGAAAGGGGCAAAAGCATTTATTGATACTATTGGAGAGGGAGCAGGTGTCTATTCTCGTTTGTTAGAAGAAAAATTTACAAATGCTTTTTCATGCAAATATTCGGAAGGGGCAGATGGCTTACACGATATTACTGGCGAATATGAATTTGCAAATATGAGAGCATACCTATATTGGGCTTTACGTGACTGGCTTAATCCTAAAAATGGTTTTGGTGCCTCTCTCCCACCCTGCGATCAGTTAATGGAGGAGGCTACCGAAACCAAGTGGAAGTTCCTTAGTAATGGAAAGATTATCATTGAGCCTAAAGAAGATATCAAAAAACGTATTAAACGTTCTCCTGACTATATGGATGCATTAGCGAATACGTTTTATCCTAGAGATTATAGCTTTATTAGTGATGAAGAGTTGCTTAAAGACTTTTTGTAGTTGTGTTTTTTTAGTACCTTTGTAACCGAAAACACTCCTTGTTTGTGTTTTCATTGCTCTTATGTGCGCTGGCTTGTGAAAGTCGGCGCATTTCTATTGTACGGTGAGCTGTTTTCTTATTGTGCACCTACCTTAGATGCGTGCAGAGAAAGACGGAAGAAATGGTTGCAAAGTCATTGATACAGGTTACGGTAAGTAATTTAGAAGAAGGTGTGTCGTAATACACGATGCGCCTTCTTTTTTTTCATTGACTATAAAAATCGACTCATTTTTTTAAGCTGCGAT